AGACGGCCGTGCTCGGTCGACGCCACGACAGCGGCCTTGCCTGTGTCGTACCCGACCGCGAAATGCTGCTCCGAACGGGCCGGGCACCGCGACATGATCGCATCCCACGTCGTGCCAGGGAGGCGCGAAACCTCAACCTGATACATCGACTCCCCCACCGCAACAGGGACAAGAATCGGCTCCGGCCGCAGCTTCTTCGCCGCAGCCAGATCATCCTTGAAACTCATGAAATCTCACCTTCACCTCGCCTAGAGAGAGCCTGGGGTGGGGAGGCGAGAAACCCCACCCCAGGCGGTCTACTTACGGGCCAGCGACGACCTTCACGTCGCGCTCGACCGTGCCGATCACGTTGAGTTTCTGAATCTTCATCAGCTCCGTGTTCTCAGCGGGCGGCACGTCACGGATCAGGCCGCACCGCACCGGGATCACCGTCACCAGCTGATCCGCCTCGATCGCGACCTCGTTCGCGACCGCGAGACGCTTCACGATGAAGCCCTCCGTGTTGTAGGTCAGGGTCGTGCGGACGATGTCGTCCTCCGTGCCCTGCCACACGTACTTCACCTCGACGGTGTCCGTGATCTTGCCGTCGGCTTCGATGACCTGCTTCAGCGTGAAGCGTCCGCTCGTGATCGTCGCCACCGAAGTGTCGTGCGCGAACCCGTCCGGCGTGAGACCGTACGTCAGCTTCACGACCGACGCCGCGGTCAGCTCCGACAGCTTCGGCTTCGACGGATCCGCGATCGCTGGCACCCACAGCACCAGGCCGTTGCCGTCAGACGCGGTGCCCTTCTGTACCTGCTCAAGAGGCATGGTCACTCCTTCCCGCCAGTCACAGCTGGCGCGGTTTCTGCGGGCTGCCCCGCATCGATGTACTTCACCGGTCGCGGCGAATGCACCGGCGCCCGGTCGAGAACCTTGTATGCACGCTTGTCGCGCGCGTACGCGGCCTCGGAAATGTCGAACTCGTGCACTACGCCCTTCGACGCGCGCACCCGAATGAACCCCATACGGGACCCCCTGAAATGCGAAGACCCCGTCAGGCGGGGTCGGAGACGATGTCGAACTGGGAGATCGTGAACCAGAGCGGCGCAGTCGAGTCGTCGTCCAGCTGAGGCGGCCGCCCGGTCACGTACCGGACCTTCTGCAGGCGCCGACCAGCAACGACGAGCTGCCGCCCGGTCAACTGGTCGACGCGCTCCTGCACCCACAACGCAGAGTCCTCGTCCACACCCACCGAATGCACCGTCACCGTGAACACATCACGGACCTGGCCCGACGTGTACCTCAGCTGCGGTTTCGAAGTGCGGCCGATGAACACCACGGCGTACCGCTTCGCGTCCTTCACCGCCGAATACGACGAGAACACCGACCCCGGAAGATCAGCCTCGAGAGACGCCTTCACCGCGTCACGATGCGCACGAATCACAAGCCCGCCTCCCTGAGTGCGTCGTCGACCGCGCGCTGCAGCCCATCGGCGAAATCCTGCTCGTTGGCCTGCAGTGCACCATGCCCGAGGCCCTGCGGGGCGTTGTTCCGGGACCCGAACTCGATCAGGTTTCCCAGAGCACCCTGCGTGGCGCCCTTGTCCGGTCCGATCTCCGCATCGATCTGCCCAAAGGAGCCTTCGATGTCGTACGAGATCGAGTACGGGAACGCCGGCGCGTGGGACATGCCCTGCGCGTTCTCCCGCCACGAATCCTTCACCTTCCGGGCGGTCACCTCGACCGCCTTGCGGGCGAACCGGCCGACAGACTCAGGCGCCTCACGTAGATCCGCTGCGAGCTTGTCCAGCTCGGAGAAGTCAACGTCCATCAGCAGCCTCCACGCGATAACGGAGCTTCGTCGTCTGGGTGCCGTCGAACGGACCCACCACCTTGAACCGGCGCCCGACCTGTTTCGGCCGGTCCGGGCACGCAGTCATCTCGACCACGCTCCCCGCCACCAGATCCTCAGCATCGACCGGGACCTGCAGCTCAGTGGAAGTCACGACCTGCAGCTGCGAGCCAGCATCGACCTCACGCGCCGTCATACGGGGCGACTTCAGTCGAGCCTTACCCTCGTAGATCGTCTGCTCGCCCGTTGGGTACTCACCAGTCGCTTCGTCGAGCACGCTCCCTTTAACGAGGCGGAACACGCGGCACCTGTCTCGCATATCCCGTTCCGCCTCACGGCGTGCCATCGCAAGGTCAATATCCGCGCCCACGGTACATCCCAACCGGGCGACCGCCCTCAACCTCGAACCATGCTGTCCTGTCGGCCACCTGGGCAGAAGGAGTGGTGTACCGGACAGACGAGAGCCCGCCGCCCGATCCAGGCCGGTGTCGTCGCAGAACGCGCAGCTGCGACTCGTCGAAGAACTGGCCGGCTTCCCAGCGCCGGGTCACGTCGTCATGCGTGACCGATGTCTTCAGGTCCGGGTTTGACCAGCAGCGAACCGAGGCGAGCAGGACGATCAGAGCAACGTCTTCAGGGACGTTCTCTGCTTTCCAATCGTCCTGCCCGGCCTCGGCCCTGGCGAACCCAGAGACCATCTGGATCACGGTCCCCGCACGCGCTGTGTCGGCGTCATCGAACTCGAGCCCTAGCCAGGATGCGAGCGTTTCAGGGGCTACTAGTGGTGCGCCCATGGTTACCGCCTTCCAGAGAGGGCGGGAGGCAGGTTCGGCTGCCTCCCGCCAGTCAGACTCAGGCCTTGGTGACGGTCTTTGAACCGCCGCCGGTGATCGCTCCGCTGTTCGCGGTGACGACCACAGCTTCGACGAACTTGATCGTCTTGGCGGTGGTGCCAGTCACGGTCACGCCTGCGACCCCGTCGAGCGCGTTGAGCGCGGCTGCGATGACCGGGTTGTTCGCGTCGAACGCGATCGGCTCGGTCGCGTCACCATCCACCGAGAGGGTGAAGGTTCCGCCCGAGACGGTGCCGGTGTTCGCGAGCGTCCACGTGGTGGAGGCGTTCGAGTCCGGGACGCCGAAGTTGACCTTCACCGCGCGGAAGAAGTCCATCACCGGTTCGTCACCGTCGAGGACGATGTGGCCGTCAGGGCCGACCTCGGGGTCCAGGACCGGGACCGCGCCGACGAAGGACTCCACGATGGAGCGGTCCTTCGCGTTGATGCTGTCGTAGTCGAAGATCTGCGTGATCGCGAGACCCGCTTCTGCGACCGTGTGGCCTGCGACGGCGCCGCGAGGCACCACCGGGGCGACGTTTGCCATCGCAACAGCGGTCTCGTGGGCGAAGTAGGACTCGTTCTCGCTGAGTGCGTCCATCTCCACGATGACGAAGCCTCCGAGCTTGCCCACGACACCGTCGCGAAGCGCCTCGGGAAGCCCCGAGGCGTCGACCTCGAGCAGCTGGGGGTGGCCGGCGATCGCTTCCGAGACGCTCGAACCGACCAGCCAGTAGCGGCCGCTCGACGGAACCTTCGCGTCCTGGAAGTGCTTTCGGGCTCGGAGAGCGACCCGTCGGGCGTCGTTCGAGTAGTCCGTTCCGGTCGGGTTCGGTGCGAAGTTCACCTCGAACACGAAGTCTGCGCCTGCGAGGGCGTCGATGATCGTCTCCTCGTAGAAGTCCGACATCGAGATCACCTGCGGGGACTGGATGTCGCGAACGTACTCGACCTCGTCCAGCGTTGCTTCCTCCGGGGACAGGTGAACCGCCTGGTACGGGAACTTGTCGAGCGGGACCGCGATCTTCGACTGAATGATGTTGTCGACGATGATCGCGTTCGAGGTGCGCCATCCCTTGTCGCGGGCGCGGAGAAGCGGAGGGCGCTTCACCATGACGATGTCGCCAGCAGCGCCCTTGAAGTCACTGATGCCGTACTTATGGACGAAAAGGCCAGGAGCCTTCACCTGGCCGCGAAGCAGCTCGAGAGCAGTCGCGGCCAGCTTCGTCGCCTTGACGAAGATGTTCTTGTCAGCCATGTGGAACCTCCAGAATGGAAAAGCCCGCAGCACATGGCATGACTGCGGGCTTGGTGAATGTGTTGGTTATCGGCGGCGGGCTGCAGCGACGATGTCTTTTGCGGACAGCTCCGGTTCCTCCTGCGGCTGCGAGCCACCCTTCAGGCGCGGCTTGGGCTGCTGTGACTTCGGCTCTTCCCGCTTCTGCGGGGAGACTGTGTCCAGCAGCTCGCCGGCGTCTTCGATCAGCTCCTCGCGCGTGCTGCCGCGCAGGCGCGTCGCGAGCTTTTCCGGGATGCCGAGTTCGAGCGCCACCCGAAGCTGCAGGTTCTCCACGGTCAGGCGGTCCCGCTCGGGATCGTCCTTCGGTGTTTCCTTCTGCTTTTTCAGGTCGCGAATGTCCCCGCGCAGCTTGTCGATGGTGCGGCGGGCTCGCGCCGCGTCGTACTCGCCATCGAACGGCTTTGCGTCGTCGTCCGGTTCCTCTTCGATGGGCTCCGTCTCGATCTCCTCGACGGGCTCATTTTCGATCTGCGGCTCATCAGCCATGATGTTCAGCCCTCCTGTGGCTTGTTCCCTCGGCACCTCGCCGAGAAGTTCTAGAAGCCGAGATCCAACCCGGCTTGTTTCGCGAAGTCGCGGAAGCTGACCCCGTTGCGGTCCGCCTCTGCCCACGCCTTCGACGTGCTCGCTCGCTCTTTCGCGCCGGGCGCGATCTCTCCCTTGAACAAGGTGACGAGGGTGCACCTGCAGTGATCGTGAAACGTTGATCCCGCGGGCTGCGCTTTTCGGTTCCGCTTGCGCCGGCCAGACGAGTAGATCGCTGAGAACGCCGACCGATACGTGTTCTCGGCCATCCGAATGCAGAAGTCGCAAGCACCAGAGCTCGTCTGCCGCGCGTACGCGACCGCCTCGTCGTCCTGCACCGTTGACCCGGAGATCGTGTCCCTGACACCAGCGAGCGCATTCTTTGACACTCGTCCAGCGGTCATCGTGAACACCCGCTGCGCGGCATCCGGGATCATCACGCCATCAGCCATGAGCTTCTTCGCGGCAATCGGCCCGAGAACAGTCAGGTCTCGCCGCAGCTGCGCAGCGTCGAACTCCGGTAGGACGGGCTGAAATGGACCAGCGACGCCTGCCTGTCGGCGCATCGACAGGTACATGTCCGCGCCGACGCCGGATCCTGCTCGATGCCCTCGTGCCGCGACCGCGATCGCGGCTTCGATGAAGCCTGGCGCCGAAAGGTCGATGGCTTTGAAGTTCAACGCCCCAAAGACCAGAAGCATCTCCTGCGTGACCCGATCGGCGAGAGCGATCTGGTCGGCCCGAAGATCACGCGCCAGCGCTGTCGCCACCACGGCCGACGCCCTTCAGCAGTTCAGTGAAAGCATCGCCCTGGTACGCCTTCCACGCGTTCACCTTTTCCGGGGTGATCCCCGGCAGCATCTCCCACAGCGCTTCCCGAGGAATGCCCAACCGGTCGTCCGCGAGCTTCGCGACCGCGTCGGCGATCTGCGCGAGCGAACGGATCTCAGAATCCCGCCAGGTGCAGCGCCCCGAGTAGTCCGAAGCCGAGCCTTCGATCCCGGCCTGCGAGCCCGCCAGACGAAACAGCTGACCGACCGCAGGCGAGAACACCGTCTCGAAGTCCGACAGCTTGCGCATGGTCGACGCCTCATCAGCGGCCTGCGCCTCAGCGCCATTCGCCGTGTTCGCCTGCGCCCCAACGATCGCCTTCGGCGAGACCTGCGCGATCGTCGCGAGCTCCTGCTTCGACGCCTTCCCCGACTCGATGTAGCCGAGGAGATCGGTGCCGTCGAGCGTCCCGAACTTCGACTCCGGATTCTCCGAGAGAAGAATGCGGTCCTGCGCGAGGACGAGCTTCACACGCTCAGCATCCGCGTCGTTATCTGGTGCCGCCATGCCTGTCGCATATCGGATTTTGAAGCTCGAGAACGTCTGCGTCATCTGCAGGTCGAACTTGGCCTGGTCGATCGCTGCCTGGATCGGGATGAGCCTCTCGACCTCGCCCTCAACGGCGCCTTCGGTATCTACCTCGCCCGCGAACCGGACGACAGGCGTCACGCCGGATTCGTGAGCTTCCTCGGTGATGAACTCGACGCTACCGCCCTCGGCGTTCATGCCGAGCGTGTAGACCTTCTCCTCGTCCAATACGCGGAAGTGGAAGTCCGTGCCGCTTGCCGGTGTCCCCTCCGCCGCGTACATCGGCCACTCGTCGTACTCGGGGTCCTGGTAGACCGCGATCATGTTCTTGGCCGAGAACAGCTTGATCTGTGGCACCGGGTCTCCCGGGAGAACCTGCGCGTAACCGGCGCCGCCGGTGAATGTCGACTTCCACAGCCGCTTCTGCCGAGAGGGCATCTGATTCGCCGTCCAAACGCCCCACAGCGCCTCATGCAGGTCAGCGTTGCCAGGCGTGTAGTCGATGAGTTCCAGGCCCTGCCCGAAGATGCGGACGATCAGGCCGAGGAGCGGCACCTTCGAGTTCTTCTCGATCGCCTTGTACTCGTCCGAAGTCTCCCGCGGACGGTACGGCCGATCATGCTTTCCCTTGGCCCAAGCCTCGAGGTTCATCTGGAACTCGCGCTCCTTCCGCCACTCCGGGATCAGGAGCTCATTTGCGAGCTCCACCACTTCCGACTTCTTCATACGTCACCAGATCTTCCCGAGGCTCTTCTTCCCGCTGTTGAGCAGCGTGCGGCGCATGAGCGTCGCACCTACCGCGCACACAGCGAGGTCGATCTTTCTGGGCGACTCAGGCCCATCCTTCGAAAGCGACACCCCGAACCGTGTCGGGAAGCGTCGCGCGTTCTTCACATGCCGAGAGAGCTCGGCGTTGCCGTTGTGCCAGACTTCGCCGTTCTCCACCGCTTCAACGAATGCTTCAGCGGCGGGAACGAACAGCTTGCCCTTGCCGGCGCTCGAAGTGTTCGACATGTCCCACGCGATCGAGTGCTGCGTCGACGCCCACAGGGTGAGCTTCGGCGAGAACTCGCGGTGCCACTCATCGATCAGTGGCTGCCAGAACAGGTCGAGTGTGCCGTCCTCCTTCGTGTGCGACGGGTCGCCCCAGAAGCCCACCACCCGGTACTGCTTGAACAGCGCACGGACCCGCTGGGCGACATCTGCGCGAGGCGCAACCCACTCCCCGCGCCGCTTCTGCGGCGGCGCCTGCCAGAGCCCGAGAGGCTGCAGGAAGCCGTCAGACACTCGGCATCCGACAAGCGCGGTCGCGTCATCCGACTTCGACCCGTCGAAGAACATGACGATCTCCTGGCCGTCCTGAAACGCCTGCTCCGGTGCGCCCTGGCGATCCCATTTGATCGGATCCATCCACGACTCTTCGTTCGCGGTGATCTGGTTGTACCAGAACCGGCGCGAGCGGGAGGGCGGGTTGCGGGGGTCGAGAATCGACTTCTGAATGCGGTCGAGGTTCAGCCAGACCGAGTCACCGCGCACCCCGCGCACCACCTCGGGGGCATCCTCCGCCGTGAGCGGCGCTTCAGGCGGTGCCTCTAGGCTGTCGTACATCAGCCCGGACAGCATGTTCTTGCGCTCATCGCCCTGGGACAGCTCCCACGACTGGCGTGTGCGCTCCGCGAGGGAGTCCATGCCCGGGTCGTACGCGTTCGTGATGTGCAGCACCCGAGCAGCGCCGTCCGAGGACTTCGTGCTGTTGCGCTCGATCACGTCGTACATCTCGAGGCCGTTGTTGTTCGCGAGGAAGTGGTGCGTCTCGTTCAGCAGCACCATCGTCGCGCGGCCGCCCTCGAGAGGAGCCGGATTCGATGTCAGTGCCTGCAGGAACCGCTGATCTCCGAGCGCGTAGATCTGTTCCTTGCCGATCTGCAGCTTGAACTCACGCTTCGCGTCGTCCGTGAACAGGCGCGGGAACAGTCGCATCGTGTTCTTCGTCTGCTCCTGCGTGACAGCGGCGATCTGCACCCACGCGTCAGGCTCATCGGTCCCGACAGCGCGGCCACCATCGAAATGGGAGAACCTGCACGGCCCGACGAGCTCCGTTCCGAGCATCACCGCAGCGAACGGGTCCTTGCCCCAGCCCTTCAGGCGCTGGATAACGCCTTCACGGTCGAACACGAACTTGCCGCGCTCATCGACCGCATACCACCACAACCACAGGCGTGCCTGTTCCGCGGTGAACTTCCACGGCTCCCCGCGCTTCAGCTGCATCTTCTCGCCGGCGAACACGAGACCGTCCCACCCGATCGAACGATCAGGAAGAACAAACCGGTCATCATCGAGCAGCCACGACGGGCCGATCTTCACCGGGTCATACTGCAGCTCCGGCGCAACATAGGGCCGGGATACGAGCTCTCGATAGTAGGAAACGATCGCCGCGGACTCATCATGCTTCGTCGAGCCACGCAGCCGAGCCATCAGGCAGTCACATTCCAGCGGGCGTTTGCTGCCTCTCGAGCGGAAGCCGAACGAGAAGCGCCCGCATCTTCACCGGACGCATCAGGGAGGGACAGCTGCTTCATCGCTCGATCGAACGCCGCCTGGGTCTGTCGAAGCTCACCCAGCAGCGGATTCGCTACGTCCTGCCCCATCGAGCCCTTCGACATCAGCGAAGCACCATCGAGCTCCTCCTCGAGCGCGGCAATCTTGTCCAGAGCAGTGCACGCGCCCTTCAAGATGAGTCGCTCGTGAGCCGCCATCTCGTAGGTGCCAGTCGCCTCCGACCACAACTCACGAGCATCAGCACTCGCGAACCGCGGGCCAGTCGCCTTCTTCGCAGCCATGAACCCTCCTGAGGGTGAACCGTCCACCTGGGACAGGAAAGAGCGCCAACGCGACCTCAGGCGGCGCCCTGACGCTCGAAAAAAATGACTTCTCTGCACGCAGATTCTTGATTGCTAGCCCCGTCGGTCCTTCCCTGGCTTCGAGGGGGAGGCCCCCCGGTAGGTCAGGTGATGCTGCCGGGGTGGGTCTCGGGGGTGCGTCTGCGGGCGTCTCGGTAGCGTGCTGTCTGAGAGGCGCGAGCTTGCTTCTGTGTTTCGCGTTTGTGACAGTCGGTGCAGATCCATTCGAGTGCTTCGAGTCGATGGTCTGTGTTGTCGCCTGTGTGGTGGAGTTCTCGTCCTGGTGTGGTGCAGCGTGCGCCGTCGGTGACGTGTTCGCATATGCCGCCGGCTCTGGTCTTCGCTGCAGTGCGCAGCTGCTGCCAGTTGCGTGGGAGTTGGGACCTGCGGTTACTGGTGCCCCATGCCATGTGCCTGCCTCCTCGGGTCCCGTTGTCGGTGCTGCTGGTTAGGCTGCGGTCATGACGATGCGTCCGGTGAAGTGTGGTGGCTGTGGTGAGCGGGAGCGTGTGAGGGTGCTCGAGTACATGCCTGGTGTCCGGCCGAGGGTTGAGCCTCGGGGTGGCGGTGTGCAGGTGGCTGCTGGCGTTGAGCCGTATGTTCGGTATGAGTGCGGGAAGTGTGGTGCTCGGTCGGAGCATGGCAGCTTCCCGCTCACGCCTGAGCAGCTGGCCACGCTGGGGTACTCGGGCTAGATCCCGAAGGCTGAGCCTTTGCCCTGCTCTCGGAGCTCCTCGAGTCGGGCGAGGGGCTCGAGCTCTGCGATGCGTGCAGTCCACTTCCGTTCAAGGTCATGGAGTCCGTCGATGCGGTCAGCGTGTGCGCCAGTCTCAGCATGCTCCTTGAGCTGCTGCTTCCCCATCGCGAGGATCATCCGGGCTGTGTTGAGCTGTGCCCGGTAGCTGCGTCCCTCAGTCATCGCCTGACCTCTCGTATCCGTTTTGATCGTACTTGTCGCAGGGGCACAGCAGTGCCGCCTTCACTGACTGGTAGGTGCGCCCGCATCCCTCGGGGCAGTCGTACTCGTCAGTCACAGTCGGCTCCGATGCTGTCGTCTGTTTCGAGGAGCCAATCGCCCTCGGCTTCCGGCTGGGGTAGATCGACGGGGCGGGTCAGAGTCTTCACGGCTGCCTTCTCTGTCTCAACCGCCATTCCATGACCGTCTTGGCCCCCTTGCTCATGTTGCACTGAGGGCAGGACGGGGCAAGGTTGCCTTTGCTTGTGGCTCCGCCCCTCGACAGCGGAACAACATGGTCCCAGTGCATTTCAAACAATGGCTCAAGGCAGTAGGTACAGCAGTTGTTGGCTCGTGCCAGCATTCGCGAGAGATCACGTTGTGTAACCAGCCGCTTTGACGCGCGATGGCGTCGCTCGCGCTCGACCTTCTGATGTCTCTTTTCAACCCTGATCTTGTACGGCATGCTAGCCCGGCGCTGCGCTTGATACGCGAGGAGCTCTTCCCTCTTCGAGTCGTAGAGCGATCTCATCGCCTTGCTTACACGTGCTCGGTTCTCGTCCTTCCACGCCTTTTGCTGAGCGGCACGTCGGGCTCTCTTGCACGCTTGGCTACAGGTGATGGCTCTGGCCGCGGTGCCAATCAGGAACTCGGCAGAACACACAGCACAAGTGACCACCTTCGTTCCAATTGACTTGCGCGCATCGTGTCCACCACATGAGCTGCTTGACCCAGCTGCACGCTGGGTGCACCCATGGTGGTGGCATGGAAGTCCGGGTAGAGGCATCATTGGCCTCCTCTGAGGGTGGGCTAGATGATCGTGAGCGACTCGAGGTCGAACCCGTCTTCTGTGATGTCGAAGACAAGAACGCCAGGGTCGGAGTCTCGGCCGGCGGTGTTGCGGAACCAGTCGGACCCGTTGTCGAGCGTTGGTGCTCCGAGCCACATTCGTTGACGCCCGGTCGCAGGGTTGCGCCCTGCGACGCCTGCCCCGAACGAGTGGTAGTGCGCCGTCACGAGCACGTCGCAGGTGGCGACTGCTTGTGCGCCGAACGTCTGCTTCTCCCACCAGGTGATCGCTTGTCCTGGACCGAACTGGTTGCCGTGGACGAGACCGATCTTGGTGCCGTGCACGTCGACCGCGACTGACTCGTCGTACTCGGCGGGGAACACCCACCGAGCATTGAGGCCTGCCGCGTTCGCGACCTTGCGCACCTGCTGGTGCATGAACAGGCCGAGGTCATCGGCGGGCCGTCCCAGGTTCTGCTTTCCCTGCCGCCATGCAGCATGGTTGCTGGGCACCGCAGCGATGGTGACTGGCGCGTGAGCGTGGAGGGTCTTGATCCACTCCATGAGTTCCGTGCCGTACACGTCGAGCTGACCGGCGAGGGACAGGTCGTTGGTGAACATGGGGTTCCCGCCGGACTCGAAGCCTTCGATGCCGTCGCCGCCGTCGAGCAGGACGGTGTGTTCCGGCTGTCGTTCTTCCAGCAGGCGGGTCAGTTTGGCGCGTTTGAGGAACGACCTGCGCAGCATGTCTTTCGTGTTGCCGCGGCTGGCTACCTTGCCCGTCTGGGGGTCGCTGTACGCGACGACTGTGGTGCGCCCGTTCTCGCTCTTCGGCGTCGCGGGCTCGATGTCCCTGACGCTCGCGTAGAGCGCCGGCAGGTCGAGACGGTCGAGCTCCGTCTTGCGTCGGAAGCGGGCGCCGTAGGAGTAGAGGGTGACCGTGTCCCGGTCGCCGTCATCGAGTCGCTTCGACTGCTGCCACGCCTTCATCGTGACGGTGTCGTCGACGATGGTGAACTCGTCCGGGTCGAGACCGAACTGTTCGAAGACGTGCGTCCAGTCCGTGAGCTTCGTTGCGGATCGGACATCGGTGAAGGTGCCTTCGCCAGAGCCGCTGCTGTACTCGACCTTGCCGAGCGGTGCGGCAGGTTCGCTTACGCCTGCCGTCGGTGCCGTTGCTCGAATGCCGAGGCGCTTTCGTGCTCGCCGGACGGATGCCTCATTGCATCCGAGCTCTCGTGCGATCGCCGAGTTGCTGAGGTGTGCGAGTTCAGCGACTTTCGCGTCGTCGATCTGTCCAGGCTGCCGCTTCATGGAACCTCCGCAGAACATCTGGTGAGCGCCACGTGTTCATGGCAGGAGAATCGAACATTCACCGCTGCACTCAACCGCTGGTGCGTCTGACTGCGCGTTGTGGATTCGGTGGTGGGGTGAATGCCGAAGAGTGGGTGCCTGCCGCGCACCTTCGTGCCGCAGGCTGTCTGGTTATCGCAGCGGCCTAATGCCGGATGTACTTATGCGTTCGCGCCAGACGGGCGTCCCTCTTTGCGTGATGCGGACTTGGCCGCTTCCTCACACCCCCAGGTAGCAACTTCCTGGTTCGGGATGATCCCGTCACGCGCGGGATGCATGTCCCGGGGGCGGGTCGCCGATTGACTCGCCCCCGGAGGTACACGAAAGCCCCGGGTAGCTGATGCTTCCGGGGCTTGG